CGTTGATTTCTATATTGCACAGGGTGATCCAGACAGAGTGGAAAAAGCAGAACTGTTGACAAACGAAGAAGCTGCGAAGTGGCAGGAGCTGAAAGAGCGGGATACGGCGAATAAACCCGTGCAAACGGAAGATGGAATGGTATGCCCGATATGTGGTAGCAAGGCAGTTCCGTGGAGCCGGTTCTGCGATGAATGTGGACAGAGATGGTGGGAAAAGGAGGACTGACATGACAGTAAAAGAGCTGGAAGAATTTTTAAAGAATGTGAATGATAAAAGTAAAACAGTGTATTTCTATCATCAAGAAGATAATCCATTTAATGATGGGATTGGGACAGTAAATGTGTTTGAAGTATCGAAAGACGAAGAGAATACAGGAAACTTTGAGGGTGTATACATACAGGGATGTTAAAGGAGGACTGACATGTTAAGAGAAAAAACAGAAAGGCAGTTAGAAGAAGTATATCAAAGCCGAAAACAATATTTGAACAAAAAAGATTGCTGTGAGGAATTACATGAAATGTGCAGAAACTGCGAAAATTATTGCGGATGGAAAAACCACGATTACGAAGGATGTAGGAATCTTGCATGTTTTAAAAATTGGCTTGGCCTTGAATACCTTGACTGGGTAAATGGATATTAAGGAGATAAAGAGGAGGATTGACATGCAGGAATTAGAGAAGATTCTGGAAGAAATAAATGACAGATTTGAAAATCTGACTATTGCTGATGATGAATGTAGAAAAACAGCACTTTCAAAACACAATTATGAACAAGTAAAATATTTTCAAAATGCAATGTTTTATACAGAAAGGGCAAAAGGCATTGTAGAAGAAATCATCCACAAGCACATGGGAAATGACGGCTGGATTCCGGTGGAGGAGCATTTGCCGGAAGATGGACAAATTGTAATTATTAGCATGTACAACAATATAAAATGGGTAACTATTGGAAGTCAGTGCGGAGGAGTATGGAAACCATATAACTACATAACAGATTTGGGAATAGATGTGAAAGCTTGGCGATATCTTCCAGATCCATACCGATCGGAGAAAGGAGAATGAAATGACAGTTATTAAACCTCTTACACCTAACTTAAGGAAAGAGATAATCGACGGAATTAACGCACAGAGAAGAGAACTTGATACATGTCAAAATACAGCTTATGTATCAATACAAAAAATTAGTTTGGAGACACTTGAAAAACTTATTAGAGGGTTGCCGGACGGATATCCGATCCCGCTTGAAAGGAGAAGAAATTGAAACGAAACAGGATGGAACACGAAAAGAAGATTGATACAGCGAATCACTATGACTGCCTGGAGACGGATGTGCGGGAGGATGCCAGGAAGAATTTCAAGCGTCAGACGTATAAGTCGGTTGATGTTGCACAGTACATGGCGAAGAAGTTTGGGATTGGAGGTGATGCCGATGGACAAAAAGATTCTTGAAGACTACATAGATGCCTGCGAGTTTATCAAGGAGACGGAAGCGGAGATCAAGAAGCTGGAGAAGAAAAAGAGGTTTGTTCAGGACAAGGTTCGGGGGAGTAATCCAGACTGGCCGTACGAAGAGCGGTCTTTTAGCCTGGGCGGATCGGTTGAGACGGCAGCAGATGCCTTTACGCTGGCAAGAGAGAAGAGGATTCTGGAAGAGCAGAGGAAGGTAGCTTCGGATCTGAAGCTTGGAGTGGAAGAATGGATGAAGGAGATTCCGTTCCGGATGCAGAGGATTATCCGGTACAAGTTTTTCAACCGGCTGAGCTGGGAAGAAGTGGCTACTTTGATGGGTAAGAATTGTACAGAGAATGGTGTAAAAAAAGAATTTGAAAGATTTATGAGACAAAAATAAAGTTTGTCACGAATGTCACACATGTCACGATTTAAATTGCTATAGTATATGCTGAAAGAAGTGGATGAAGCACTTCTGGATGGGCTGTTGAGCTCAGACAATTTTCTCCCTCGAACACTACATACAAGAAAGGCGCTCTACAAAAAAGTGTGGAGCGTTTTTCTTGAAAGTTGCCAGAAGATGAAATATTATAAAAGTGGGTTTTGGTGTGAGGAGAGGGAGGAATTAGGATTGGAAAATAAAATACAAGATTTGATAAGTGCTACTAAAGGTGTAATGGGAGAAGTTCTGGCAGAAGATGCTATTCCAAAGTTGGCAGAGGAAATGCTGAAAGGTACTGTTCTGGAAGCTACAAGTGGAGCATTTAGCATGTTGTCGCCTAGAATTGGAGGCGTTATGGTTGCATATCAGCAAAGGCGCTGGGAACGTAATTGGGAGAAGTATATATCGCTTATTTACGAAAGACAGCGTGAGTTTAATGAACGTTTAGAGAAGTTGGACACTGAAATGAGAAAGAAGTTTAGGTATGATTTTTTTCCATTGGTTTCAGATTTTGTTCAAAGTGAAAAGCAAGAAGAAAAGATTGGATTAATTGTGAATGGACTTACTAATATAGCGGGAGGGATTAATTGGCAGGAAGATGTGGTTCTTATGTTTTATGACACTCTTTCACAGTTGAACTTATTGGACTTGAGATTGCTAAAACTATATGCATCGACATATATAGAGCGGGATGACAATGATGATATATACAAACTAATGAACGAATGCCAAATTGATAATTCACAAGCAGGTATGATAAGAGAAAAGCTTGAGCGTTTGGGATTAATTCAGAGTAAAAATGAAGAAAAAATATATGAGAATATTGAGAATGTTATTAAATATGTTGAAGATATTGCTAAAGGAAAGAAAGATCCTAAATTAAAAAGGATTAAAAATGTTCCCAAAAGTGAATCATATAGAATTACATCATTTGGATTAAAGTTCATAAAATTTTTTATGAAAAGTTATGAGATTGAAAATTAAAGTTAGTAGTTAGCACCCTTCGGGGTGCTTTTCTCATGCGGGAACGTAGCGCAATGGCAGAGCAAACGGCTTATATCCGGGCGGTTGCAGGTTCGAGTCCTGCCGTTCCTATTGGAAATTTCCTCTAAAACCCTTGACGTACGTATACGTATATAGTATAATAGAATCAAGAAATGAGGAAAGGAGAATGGAGATGGCTAAAAAACATAAGAAAAAGCACCGACTTGAAAAAGCGGCACTCATAGTCAGCATAATAAACGGTCTGGTAACTGCGATTTGCTTAATCTATGAGACGTTTTTCAAATAGGTGCTAGGCGGTGGGCTTGCCACCCATCGCCTATATTATAAGTCATCTCAGCAAATAAATCTATGAGAAAAAGTATAATTGTATCAAATTTATTATCTCTCTTCCTGCTTGGGTACTACGCTGTGACAAAAGGGCTTGACTGGATCATTGGAACTGCGTTGATTATAAGCGTGATATCTAATATTTTGAATATTGTATACGAGGTGAGCGATGGAAGAGAAAAAGGTTAGGCCACAGGATAAGTGGGACGCAAAGGCGGGGCTTGTCTCAAAGACCTACAAAGTCGATGAAAAAGTGGCAGAAGAGTTCCGGGCTGTGTGCAAAAGCAAAGGAATTGCGATGGGGACACAGATCACTAAGATGATGAAGGAGTTTATAGACCAATCGAATAAGGAATAAGAAGAGAGCATCCGGGAAACCGGATGCTTTTTGAATGGGGGTGAGATATGAGACAGTTGAAAAATTTCTATAAATTAAAACAATGGGAGAAGAAAAGGGAACAGATACTTAGACGGGATCATTTTCAATGTCAGGAGGCAAAAAGGTATGGAAAGTATATGGAAGCAGTGATAGTACATCACATCTATCCATTAGAAGAGTATCCAGAACTTGCATTGAAGAGCTGGAATTTGATTAGCCTGTCGAAAGAATATCATAATCAGATGCATGACAGGAAGACAAATAAAATCACAGATGTTGGTGCGTATTGGCAGAGAAAAAGAAAAAAAGATTTTGATAAATGGAAAGAAAGGCCCCCCTCCCTTTGTGAAAAAAGAAATCGGTATTGGAGAAACGGGCTAGAGGACTCTTTCCAATAGCGGGAATATTTGAAAATATTTTTTCCGGAGGAAAGGAAGTGGACCAAATTGGCAAAAAGTACGCCCACAAGGGACAGTATAAAAAAGAGGACAATCAATTACATGAAAGAGCTGGGAACCTATAAAATACAGTATAATCAAGTGGTTGAGGTTTATTCCGATATGCTGTACCAGTATAATATTCTAAGTAAAAAATTTGAAGAAGAAGGGTTTGAGGCAACTATCGATACAGAAAAAAGTGGTGGAAAAAAATCGCCAATTTTGGCAAGCCTAGAGAACCTGCGAAAGGATATTGGAACCTATTCGGACCGTCTGATGTTAAATGCTAAAACATACAATGCGGAGATAGAACAGCCGAAAAAAGAGAAGTCAGTATTTGCGAGGCTCTTAGAAGGGCAAACATAATACATGGATTTAACTAATATTTCTTCACCGCATTTTCAGACGGCTGTGAAATACGCAAAGAACATTGTATCGAAGAAGATTCTGGCAAATAAGGACCGGATTCTTGCATGTAATAGATTTCTAAAAGATTTGGAAAGATCGGATTTGGATTTCAGGCAGGAGCAATTTGATTTTGTGATTGCTATGATTGAGGGGACGATACATCATGTTCAAGGAGAAGATAAGGAAGGCAACAGCTATAAAGGAAAACTGATGAAATTAACAGATTGGCAGAAATTTGTAATTGTTAATCTGTTTGGTTTCTTCCGTAAAGGGACAGAGATCCGGCGCTTTAATGAAGCGCTTATTTTTTTACCCAGAAAACAAGGAAAAACCTCATTTAGTGCAGCTTTGGCAGAAGCGAAGAGCATCCTCGACAGGCGATCTGGGGCAAAAACATATATTGTGGCGAATTCCGTAAAGCAAACATTAGAGAGTTTCAATTTCCTGGTTGATAATGTGTTGGGTTTGAAACCGAATGTAAGGAAACTGAGAATCCGGGATAATAATCAGGAACATTCCATCGCGGTCGATTTTGGAGACGGTACAGCGGATATTTTCGCTATTGCAAATCAGGAAGATAAGTTGGATTCATTGAACTGTAATTGTTTGATCCTGGATGAACTTCATTCTTGGAAACGCGCCGGAGCAAAGAAATACACATTGATGAAAAATGCGATGAAAGCATATCGGAATAAATTGTTGATTGGAATATCGACTGCGGGAGATATTCCAGACGGATTTCTTGCGAATAGACTGGAAACATTACAAAAGGTGTTAAATGGAAGTATAACAGACAAGACATACGATTCCTATTTCATATTTATTTGTAAGGCGGATCAAGATGAGGAAGGCAATATATTAAATAGCAAAGGTAAGATCACAAGGATGGATGATCCGGAAGTTTTGCGGATGTGCACGCCATCAATCGGTGTAACGGTTACTCTGGAAGATTTGATTTCCGATGCGGAGCAGGCAATGAATGAACCACAGTTAAGAACCGAATATCTAAATAAAACGCTGAATATCTTCACGAACGCCTTGAACGCCTATTTTGATATCAATGAATTTCGGGCTTCGGATAACCAGTATGAATGGACATTAGAAGAACTTGCCAAGCTTCCGATTAATTGGTATGGAGGAGCGGATCTGTCGAAATTGCATGATCTGACATCTGGTGCCCTGTATGGTTCTTATAAAGGTGTGGATATCTGTATTACACATGCGTTCTTTCCAAGAGCTGCGGCTGTGAGAAAAGCGGATGAAGATGGGATCCCACTTTTTGGATGGGAAGAAGATGGGTGGCTTACAATGAGCAATACAGCGACAGTACTTCCGGACGATATTGTAAATTGGTTTCTAACTATGAAGAAAAAAGGATTTCGCATCAAAAAAGTGGGATTTGATAAAAAATTCGGACGAGAATTTTTTCTGAAGATGAAGAAAGCAGGATTCAGAATTCAAGACCAGCCTCAATATTTTTATGTGAAATCCGAAGGATTTCGACACATAGAGGTGGCAGTTAAAAATAAGAAATTTTACTATGTACATTCCGAAGCATTTGAGTATTGTGTGCAGAATGTGCGAGCAATCGAAAAGACAGATGACATGATACAGTACGAAAAAGTGGATGGAGATGGCGGTGTTCGAAGAATAGATCTATTTGATGCCGGAGTTTTTTCATGTTGCCAATATCTTGAAGATCTGGCACTTGGAAATGCGGCAAGCAAATGGCTGAATAGATAGCGGTAAAAGGAGGTGAGGGTGTGTCAAAGAAAAAGAAGAAAAACAAGATTCGTTCTGATCCACAAAATGAGAGTAAAGTATTCGTTTATAAGGGCGCAACATTTTCAGATTTTATCTTGCCATCAGGATACGTCCGGCTGTCAGAGAATCCAGAAATCCGCGCGGCTTGCCAAAAAATAGCAGATTTAGTATCTGGGATGACTATTCACCTGATGGAGAATAAGGAGAGTGGAGACGTCAGAATCAAAAATGAGTTGTCAAGGAAAATAGATATCGAACCCTATTCTTTAATGACAAGAAAAGCATGGGTGTTTAATATTGTCTATTCTATGCTTCTCCCAGGTGATGGAAATGCGGTAGTGCTTCCGATTATGGAAAATGGACTGATTCGGGAATTAAAACCCCTTAGGCCGAATGGAGTTAGCTTTATGGAAGAAAACGGTGGTGATTCATATAAGATTCTATATGAAAACAGAGAATATGAGGCTGATGAAGTATTGCATTTTACGATCAATCCAGATCCAGAACGGCCGTGGAAGGGGACAGGATATCGTATACCGTTAAAAGACGTGGCGAATAACTTGAAACAGGCAAACGCGACAAAAAAGACATTTATGAGTGGGCAGTATATGCCAAGCGTTATTATAAAGGTGGATGCAAATACAGAGGAACTTGCGACCGAAGCAGGCAGGGCACAGGTAAAAAAGAAATATCTTGGAGAAGCCAAACCAGGTGAACCATGGGTGATTCCGGCTGAATTAATGGAAGTTTCAGAAATAAAACCACTGTCCTTAAAGGATATCGCAATCAACGAATCGGTGGAGATAGACAAACGTACAGTAGCAGCATTGCTGGATGTACCAGCTTTTATTTTAGGAGTCGGGACATTCAATAAAGATGAGTACAACAACTTCATCAGGACCAGAATTAAAGCGATTGCGGATACTCTGCAGCAGACTTTGACGAAAGGACTGATATTAAATCCAAACTGGTATTTCAAGTGTAATTCAAAGAGCCTTTTAGCTTATGATACAAGAGAACTTGCTGAGATTGGTATGAATCTTTATATCCGTGGGATTTATACAGGAAATGATGTATTGAACTTGATTGGGGATTCGCCAAAGGAGGGGCTGGATGAACTGGTTATTCTGGAGAACTTTATTCCACAGGGAATGATAGGAGAGCAAAGTAAGTTGAAAGGTGGTGATGGAAAAAATGGAGGAACGTAATAAAAAAAGTCTGACAAGGACGGCGAAAACGGATTTCCAGACCAGGGATGAGAAAGAAGCCGGCAAGGTGATAGAAGGATATTTTGCTGTTTTTAATTCAGAAACAGAATTGTGGCCGGGAGCATATGAGGAGATTGCCCCAGACGCGTTTAATAATACACTTGGAAATGATATCCGGGCATTAGCTAATCACGATACTACATTGGTGTTAGGACGAAATAAATCTGGAACACTGAGGCTCGCAGTGGATTCACACGGCTTGTGGGGAGAAATCCATGTCAATGAAAAGGATTCTGACGCAATGAACCTTTACGAAAGGGTAAAACGTGGAGATGTGGATCAATGTTCGTTTGGATTTAACATCCTGAAAGAAGAAACCGACTGGCGTGAAGATGGGACAGTGAAGTGGAAAATTGAGGAAATCGATTTGCATGAAGTTTCCGTATGCACGTTCCCGGCCTATGAAGACACAGGAATACAGGCAAGGCATAAAGAGTTAGAACAACATAGAGAAAAACGTATGCAGCAGTGGAAACATGAACAGTTGAAGAAAATAGGGAGGTAAACAGATATGGCATTAAAACAGATTATGCTGGCGAAGAAAATCGAAGGAAAGGAAAGAGAGATTGAGAATCTCCGGAATCTGACAAAACAGTTTGAAAAAAGAGAAAAGGAACTGGAGACCGCGATCAGCGAAGCTAAGACAGAAGAGGAGCAGAGAACAATCGAGGAAGAGATTGACAAATATACCAAGGAAAGAGAAGCTCATGACAATAAGGTAACTGAGGCGGAAAAAGAATTAGAAGGGTTGCGGGAGGAGGAAAACGAGTTGAATAGAGGAAAGCCGGGAAAGGGAGAAAGTCATAGAAATCTCGGGAGGGGAAGTGAAGAAGCGAAACTTGAGGAAGCGAGAGCGGGCATTAATGCTTATGTAAGATCCAGAGGACAGATGAGGGATGGATTTACGTCCGTAGATGGGGGAGCGCTGATTCCAGAAGAACTGCTGACTCCGCAGATGAAGCCGGAAGATGTGGTTGATCTCAGAAATTATGTAAAGATTGTGTCTGTAAATAGCGCGTCAGGAAAATATCCGGTGATTGCGAAGGCTGGAAGCACAATGAATACAGTAGCGGAACTGGCGGAAAATCCAGAACTCGCAAATCCGGAAATTGAAGAAATTGAGTATTCTGTACAGACAAGAAGAGGATATATTCCGATTTCTCAGGAAGTAATTGACGATGCAGATTATGATGTAACAGGTCTGATTAGGGAGGAGATCTCCTCACAAGCACGCAATACAACGAATAAGGATATTGCGGCTGTGTTAAAAAAGGCAACTGCGAAAGAGGTAATAGGGGTAGACGGGCTGAAGGATCTTGTCAATAAAGACATTAAAAAGGTATATGCAGTAGGGTTTTACATTTCCGCCTCTTTGTATGCGGAACTGGACAAGCTGAAAGATAAAAATGGAAGATACCTTCTTCAGGATTCGATCACGGCGGCAAGCGGAAAGCAGTTGCTTGGGCGACCGGTAATCGTTTTGGATGATGATATGATTGGAACAGAAGCGGGAAATCTAGTTGGATTTGTTGGAGACGCAAAAGCATTTTGTGCCTTTTTTGACCGGAAACGCACTAGTGTGGAGTGGATCGATAACCAGATTTATGGAAAGCTTTTAGCAGGGATTATTCGCTACGATGTAGAAAAAACAGATGAAGATGCGGGATTTTATATTACATATAAAAATAGTGCGGAGGGAAACTGATAGACCCGTCAGTAGTTAGCGTTCCACCAGAGACAGATCAAATATATGGGAAACTGGTATCTGAGATGATTAGTAACACTGCCGTCCTGGTTGATGGCAGCGTTACAGGAACGTTGAAATACGTGACGGGCTATACTGGGTTTAACCAAGAAAAGGAGGAAGAACAGGAAGGGTATTTCTTCCCGTTTATGCTTGGAGGAAGCGGTACAACTATGACATTCAAAAAGAATGGAATGGTATCAAAGGAAGCAATTCCGTGGGAGAAAACGAACGTATTCAGAGTGACGCAAGAAGACACATTTACTGTATTAGTAGATGATAATGAAATCGTTACGTTTAACTTTAAAAAAGCCAAATTTGAGGAAGTGGAGGGAGCATAATGAAATATATCGTAATCAAAAAATTTCGTGATTTGCAGGACGATGGACGCATTTATAATGTTGGTGATGAGTATAAAGGAAAAAAGACAAAAGCACGGATTGACGAATTGGCAACGGATAAGAACAGGATTGGAACCCCACTGATTAAAAAAGAAGAGTAATTTATGTGGTGGAGGAAAGAATGTTGAATGAAGAAATCATGCCATTATTAAAAGCGAGACTGGGAATTTCGACAGATGTAAGGGATAAGCTTCTGAAAGCATTGATTGATGGAATCATATCGGAATGTAAAAATACGCATGGGATTGAACTGGATGAGTGGCCGGAGCATATTATGTTTGTTTTGGATTGGGCTACATGGAAATACCAGCATCCGGAGGATGGAACGACACCAAGGAGCATCCAGTACCGACTCAAAAATATGATCATACAAAAGGAGTGCAGGAACGATGAATCTGACTTGGGATGAGGAAGTAATTCTGGTTGGAAATTCAGGCTTCATTGAGGATGAACTAGGGCAGCAGATACCACAAATAAGCGAAAGAACGGTGTCGTGTTGCAGACTTCCGGTATCAGGCGCCGAATTTTATAAGGCAGGTCAAAATGGAATTGAGATTTCAGAGATGCTTACGGTACACCCATATGAATATGGCGGAGAAAACATCGTTATTTTTCAAGGAAGAAAACTTCGGGTGCTTCGGGTATATCGGAAAAATCTGGAAGAATGTGAGCTTTCTTGTACGGAGAAAGTAGGTGATCGAGATGCCGAGAGAGGGGATTCGGCCAGAAAAACTTGCGTTTGAGATCGAAAAGCAGCTAAAAGAATACACCGATGAGATAAAAGAAACAGTCTGGGATATCGCGATGGATGTGTCAGAAGATGCGGTAAAGAGACTGAAAGAAGAAAGCCCTAAGGGAAGGCAGAGTGGGAAATATGCCAAAAGCTGGGCGCGTACTACAGACCGAAATGGGATCATTATTCATGCTGGGAGAGGAGAATATCGGCTGACCCATCTTCTAGAAAAGGGGCATGCATTGAAAAGAGGGGGAAGAAAAGTTGGGAAAAGTCCAGCATATCCACATATTGAAAAGGTGGAGAAAGAGTGTGTGGAACAGTATGTGGAGGAAATAGAAAGGAGATTAGGACAATGACATTGCCAGAGCTGAAAAAAGTGTTGAATACGCTGGGATTGCCGCTGGCATATCTGAAATGGGCTCCGGGCCAGGTACCGGAACTTCCCTACATACTGTATTATGCGGATGAGGATATCGGCTTCTATGCAGACGATGAAGTTTATAATGAGGGGTATGCGGTTACGATCGAAGTATACACAGAAGAGAAAAAGCTGGATTTGGAAGAACAGGTAAAGAAATTATTAAATGAAAACCATCTTGTTTATGAATCTTATGAGGATTATTTGGATTCAGAAGAGATGTTTTTAAAAGCTTATGAAATTAGAATTTAGGAGGAAATTATGCCAGGAGAAGCAAGGAATAAAGTTGAGTTTGGATTAAGAAATGTACATTATGCGGTAATTACAGAAGGGGACGACGGAGCCATTACTTACGGAACACCAACGAAAATTCCAGGTGCGGTGTCCATTACGATGGATAAAAGTGGAGATATGGTTCGATTTAAGGCAGATGATATTGACTATTATACGGCCCCGAATAATCAGGGATACGAAGGTACTTTGACAATCGCCAGGACGCCGGATGAATTTAGAAGCGATGTGCTTGGTGAGGAAAAGACAGATGGAGGTGTGATGATTGAGAGTGCCGATGCAAAAACAAAAAGAATCGCACTGCTCTTTGAGTTCCAAGGGGATGTAAAAGCCACAAGACATCTGTTGTATTATTGTTCTGTTGACAGACCCTCTATTTCAAGTACAACAAAAGACAGTGGGGATCCAAATACGACAGAACTTGCCATTGTAGCTAGTCCGCGGCCGGATAATAATCTTGTCAAAACGAAAACGACAGAGACTACCAAAATACAAATTTATGATAACTGGTATAAAAAGGTATATGAGAAAGAGAGTGAAATAGAATCGGCGTAAAGAGGGAATGGGAGATGTTATTTTTGAAAGGAGTACGGAATGGAGAAAACGGTATATATTGATGAAAAACCAGTACGTCTTAAATCAACTGCGGCATTACCAAAAAGGTATAAGGCACAATTTAGAAGAGATTACTTTGCGGATTTGCTTAAAATTGCGAAAGTATTTGGTTCAGGGGCAAAAAAGAGAGCAGATTTACGCACAATCAGTTTTGACGATTTAAACCATTTTGATATGGATGTATTGTATGATATTGTTTGGACGATGGCGAAATCGGCAGATCGCACAATTCCAGATCCGATGGAATGGTTAGATGGATTTGAAACGTTTCCATTAAAGGAATTGCTCCCTGAAATCAAAGATCTGTTGGAAAATTCCATGCCACAAAGTAAAAAAAAATAAATGATCAGGACTCTTCTGGTGATGAAATGTTCACGGTAGAGTCCTTTTCTTATGTTTGTAAGCAGTGTGGTCTTACTACAGAAGAAATGGAGGAAATGACGATCGGAGATTGTTTGGATTTCATTCAGGAATTTGTGGATAATCAAAAGAAAACAGGGGAGACAAAAGAAAAAGTACGGAAAGCGACACAAAAAGATTTTGATAGCTTCTAAAGGGGTGAACTATGGCAACTAAAAAAATAAAGGGGATTACAATAAAGCTTGGAGCAGATACCAGTGCCATCGATAAAGCGCTTAAAGATATCAATCACACATCCGCTGGGTTAAATACAGAGTTGAAAGAAGTAAATAAACTGCTGAAATTCGACCCAAAGAATACAACACTGATCGCACAGAAACAAGAAATTCTTGCGGATGCGGTCGAAAACACGAAGAAGAAATTAGATGCGCTGAAGCAGGCTCAATCAGAAGTTGAAAAGCTTTTCAAATCCGGAGAAATTGGGATAAATGAATATCGGCAATTTCAAAGAACGTTGGAGGAAACAGAACAATCACTGAAATCTTATAAGCAGCAGCAGGGGAGATTAGAGCAAGAACAGAAAAAATTGGGGGAGAGTACAAAGCAACTCCATACTTTATTGGAAGCAACAGGAAAAAGCCTGGACGAGTTCCAAGATATTTTAGGATCCAAACTAACAAATGCATTGAAAAACGGCACAGCCAACAGTGATGAATTAACGGTAGCAATCAATAAAATCGGGAAAGCAGCCCTGGGATCGGATACAGATCTTGGGAAAATGCGTGACGCACTGAATCAGATTGATGAAGGATCGATCGGCGATGTGCGTAGAGCCTTGGAGGAGCTGTCCAGTCAATCAGAGAAAACGGAAGAAGATCTGAGCAAGATTGGAGAAGGTGTCGCAACTGGAAATCTCTTGGATGCGGCAGATCAGTTTTCCGAAGTTGGGGATAAGGTTCTTGATATAGGAAGCAAGGCTTTGGAAACGTCGCAGGATTTAGAAAATGCTTCAAAAAAAGTAAACGCATATTTCGGAGAAACAGGGGCGGCAGCGCAGGAAAATGCAGATATTATCAAAAGAGTGTATGAAAGTGGTGTAGGAGGCTCTCTCGAAACCGTGGCAGATGCGGTAGTAGCTGTAAAGGAGAACCTGGAGGGCTTGGACAACGTAAGTCTTGAAAAAATAGTATCGCAGGCGGTCACACTGGAAGAAATCTATGGAATAGATATGAATGAATCTCTCCGTGGTATTAACGCTCTAATGGAGTATTTTGGACTGGACGCCCAAAAAGCAATGGATCTTCTTGTATCGGGGACACAGAATGGACTTGATAAGACAAACGAGCTGGGAGATAATCTGTCAGAATATTCCGGGAAATTTGCGGAAGCAGGATATTCGGCAGAGGAATACTTTCAGTTATTGGAGAATGGACTGGATGCGGGTGCTTACAATCTGGACAAGGTCAATGACGCAATCAACGAAGTGACGACAAGGATTGCGGATGGGACGATCGAAGACTCCATGTCTAAAATTGATGAAAAAACAGGGGAATTGGTAGAAGGAACGGGAGGATGGAGTAAGTCCGTCGAAGACGTGTTTAAAAAATGGCAGAATGGTGAAGCCACACAAAAACAAGTAATAGATGCAATTGTTCAAGATATTCAGAACACAGAAAATCAACAGGAGAAATTAAATAAATCGGCTCTTGCTTTTGGAACAATGGCGGAAGATGGAAGTACCAAATTTGTATCTGCCCTTACCACTGTAGGGGACAGCTATACAGATATAAGCGGGAAAGCTGCCCAGATGCAGAAAGAAACAACCACCTCCGCACAGGAGATGGAAAGTGCGGCCAGAAGAATCCAAGACGCTTTCGCTCCAATTGGTGGGGATCTGGTGGATATTCTAACACCGGCGCTGGAAGTCCTGGCAGAGTTAGCGGAGATGTTTTCCAGTCTGCCAGAACCAGTGCGAAATTTTGTCGAAATTTTTGGTGGGATTGCGGCGGTAGTCGCTGTGATTACACCGATTATAGGGGCAATTACTATATTGAATGGTGCGCTTGTAACTCTCGTGGGAATAGGATTGGCACCGGTATTGGGAATTGTCGCGGCGGTTTCAGCAGCGATTGTAGGAATTATAGCTGTCATAAAAAATTGGGGAGCTATTACAGATTGGTTGTCAGAAAAATGGGGATCGTTTAAAGAGTGGATTTCCGGACTTTGGGAAAGTATTGTAGAATCGGCATCTGAGACATGGGAAGGAATTAGGACATTTTTTTCCGACTTGTGGACAGGTATTTCAGATACCGCATCTGGAATTTGGACGGGAATGTCGAATACAGTAAGGAATATCTGGGAAGGGATTGTCACGTTTTTTCAAGAGGTATGGAATCGGATTTATAATGTAATTGCAGTACCATTAAACCTTATCAAGGGAATCATAGAAGGCGTTATGTATGCTATTTATGCGGTTATTTATACGGTTTGGGAAGTAGTTAGAATAACACTCCAAAATGTATGGAACGGAATCAGCAGTATGGCAGCAGCGATTTTTGTACCGATTGCACAGTTTTTCACAGGAGTGTGGGAAGGAATATCTTCTACGGCCGCAAGTGTATGGGAAACAATCACGGGAACGTTGAGTGGCGTGTGGAATGGGATCAAAAATACAGCAGGAGAAATTTTTACACAGGTCAGAGACTTCTTTTCGGGAATATGGAACAAGATCAAGACATCAGCTTCGGACGTATGGAATGGGATCAAAAGTACACTGGGAGGAATTTGGGACAGTATATATGGAAAAGCGAAGGACGCCTTTGGGAAGATATTTTCTTTTATCAAGGATGGTTTCCGGAATTTGAAAAATACGATTGGGGATATTGTGAAAGGAGTGGCAAATGCCATCATTTCACCAATTGGGAGCGCCGTGAATGGTGTGATTTCTGGAGTAAACTGGATCTTGGACAAGGTAGGATCAAAAAAACAGTTTGCCAAGTGGAAAGTGCCGAAGTTTGCAAGAGGGACAGGAGGACTGAAAGAAGATACGATTGGCGTTGTAAACGATCAAAAAGGAAGCATTTATAAAGAAATGATTGTACCTCCACATGGAGATCCGTTCATTCCGGAGGGCAGGGATGTTGTTTTGCCGATGGAAAAAGGAACGAAGATTCTTCCTGCGAAAGAGACCAAGTCATTTCTTGAAGAACTCCCGCACTTTGCGGATGGAATAGGAGAATGGTTTAATGGGGCCTGGTCAACAGTGAAAGATATCGCGGGAACTGTGTGGGATTATGTGACACATCCAGGGGATCTGGTAAAGGCTGTAGTGAACAAATTTGTTAAATTTTCGGATGCTTTGGAGCCGGGATTATCTATCGCAAAAGGGGTTGTGAATACGGTTTTTGATTCTGTAACGGGGTTTGTAAAAAAATTATTTGAAACAGAAAGTCCGTCTGTAAAATATAATCCATCAGCGGGGGTGGAACAATGGAGAAGTTTGGCGGCAAAGGCTTTAAGGATGACAAATCAATACTCTGAGGCGAATCTAAATAGATTGTTGATGCAGATGCAAACAGAATCAGGTGGAAACCCGAACGCAATTAATAACTGGGATATCAACGCCAAAAGAGGGACACCCTCCAAAGGATTAATGCAGGTCATTGACCCTACATTTCGTGCAAATGCAATGCCGGGATATGATAAAAACATTTACGATCCACTTTCAAATATGTTGGCTGCTATCAGATACACTGTAAGAAGATACGGTAGTTTAGCGAGAGGATGGAAAGGACATGGGTATGAAAATGGAGTCGGGGAAATTAATCTCGAAAATCTGTTTTCTGTACCTGTACTTGATGTTTCTTGGTTCAAAGAGGGAGGAATTTTGACAAAACCGGCTGCTTTTCCGATGGGGAATGGAAGAATGGGCGTTGCCGGAGAGGGAAAGGAAGCAGAAGCGATTACGCCGATATCGAAGTTAAAAGATTATGTGAAAGATGCGGTTGGGGAAGTATTAAGTGATAAAGAATTTCATATTACGATACATCTGGAACAGAAGATTGATAAAAAAACCTTGGCGAGAGAGTTGATACCAATTTCAGTACCACTTACGAAGCAGTATCAGACGAGAAAAAATAGGTTAGGGGGTGTGAGAGAAAATGGGGCTTCTAAAAGCTATATTTAACGAAAAAGAATTACCGATTATGATCACCAAAGTCAATCGTAATATCACGCCATCCTTTACAAATGAAACGGTTTCCATTGGAAGTGCAAAAGGAGAAATTTTTCAATATAATGTGTACAAATCAAAACAGATTGAGATTTCATATCAAATCTATAATCGACGTGCGGAATATTTGGTGAATTTTAGAAGAGGTCTATCTGCTCTGATTTACACAGATGAGCCTAAAAAACTAATTTTCAGCGACGAACCTAATATTTACTACAATGCTATTTTGGATGGAGAGCAGACATTAGAGGAAGAAGAATATAAAAGCTCAGGGATTCTTCGATTTTTGATCCCGGACGGAGTAGCCCATTCAGTTGCTGAGAAAACCGCGGAGAATTATGGCAGTAATCAGATCACTCTGGAGAATAATGGGACAGAGTCGGTTCCTATTAATATCAAAACCACCATGAAGTCAGATAACGGTTACATCGCGTTTACCCTGGGAGACCGGTTCTACCAGATCGGGAAACCGGAAGAGGCAGACGGAAAGCATTATGAGGAGTCGGTGAAGCTGTTTGATGACCACTTATATGAAGATAAAGGGTGGTTAGTAAACCAGGGGATCACCCCACCGGTTACATCTGAGCGGTTGCAGAATGGTGTTGTTAAATATGTAAAAGAGAGTACCAATGAAGGGTATGCGACGACAAAGGACTATGGAAGTGGAAATTCTTGGCATGGGGCATCCCTTACCAAAATAGTTCCGAAAGATGTAAATAACAAATATCCGGTCAACTGGAAAGTTGCGTACCGTTTTGACTTTAATACGGATGGGGCTGTTTTCAAAGGTGTACAAGTTGGACACACTTCGGTGACGATGATCGATGAAAACGACGACATTATCTGTTCTATTATTTTTGAAGATACTTCTCCGGTAAACGAGTATTATTACATGGCGGTATTTATCGGTAATAAAAATGTATGGCATACGGACAGTACATTCCCAATGGCAAAAAAAGGAGTTACAGCAAGAGGAGATTATGGTCCTGCTGTTACAGCGGAAAAAATAGGAAACCAGGTTACGATCCGGTTCAATAATTTCGGTATCTGCAAAACGTTTTATGTAGATAACCCGGAGGTGGAGCTGAGAAAAATTACATGGTATGGGGCAGCTTATAAAGATCACTTTCATACCGAAAACAATGTGTTGCGCGCGCTTCATGTGATAAAGCATAATGTCGATCGGTATGAGGATATCCCGAACTATTTTTCCAATGGAGATATTGTAGAAATAGACGGGGCATCCGGAAGTGTTTATATTAATGATGCTTATGATACGGATGTGGCGGATATTGGCAGTCAGCCGCTTCTTCTCCCTCCGGGCCAGCATACATTGGGAATCATTACATCCAGTTTTGCGTCCGTACCGGATGTGGAAGTTACATACCAAGAGAGGTGGATTTAATGCAATGGTTTATTATCGGACGGGATATGCATGTGCTGTGTACCCCGTCCACAGATTTGCCGCAGACACTTCCCATTGATGACAGCGGGGATAGTCTGGGACAGGAGATCTCTATCACAAATAACAGTGCGGTGGGGACCTATGATTTTACGACGGATCCCCGGCATCCGGATTCCGTATATATCACGGAGGGAAATTATATTGCGTTCCGGGATAAGTATGGCAAGGATCGGCTGTATACAATCATGTCTATCGAAGGAGATGAAGAATGGACCGTTCATTGTGAGGATATTGGATTGGATCTGATCAATGAGTATGCCGTTCCGTGGGATTATACAGCAAGATCCATTGAAGACACACTGAGCGTAGTGCTGCACGATTCCGGCTGGGAAATCGGAATCAATGAAGTGTCAAGCTACAAACGGGCGACCAAATTCGAGGGGACTACAGACAGCCAGCTCACCCGGATTGGGGATGTGTGTAATCAGTTTGACGCAGAGTGCGAATTTGCCATTGAAATGAAAGGCGCAAAGGTGACAAAGCAGGTCATCAACATTTACAAGACACTGGGGGAAGATAAGACCCAGCAGCGCTTCATCGATAATATCAACCTGATCTCCCTGTCCCGGTCCGGGAGCATCGAGGATCTGATTACCTGTATCCGGTGTTACGGGAAAGAGGACGAGAATGGGAATAAGCTTACGATTGCTGATATTAACTACGATGATGGGCGGTATTTCAGTCCGAAAGGCGAGCATCGGATTTACGACCGGGAGGCAAGGAATAAGTGGTCCCGGTTCCGCGCATATGACTATGAAGGGCAAGGCGAGTTTGACGGCTATATCGTTGGGACATTTGAGTACGACACAGATGATGCCAACGAGCTTTTAAACCGGGGACTGACAGAGTTGAAGAGCCGGAATGATGTGAAAGTGACGTATGAAGCAAGTCTGTATGATCTAAGGGCGGATATCGGAGATACCGTGCAGATTGCGGATAACCGGTTCCAGGAAAAAGTCTATCTTTCAGCCCGGATCCAGTCAGTGCGTAATCATTATACGGTCTCCGGACAGGACAGCGGGGTGCTTGCCAATTATAAGATCCTGACATCGAATCCGACATCCCAGGTGACGCAGATCATGGAGCAGTTAAAAGATCAGATTGTCAGTGTAAAATCTACCGAGATTACATACCAGATTGGCAGTTCCGGCGTGGAAGCGCCGACAGGGGAATGGCTTGCAGATCCACCCCAGACAGAGCCGGGAGATTATCTCTGGACCCGCAAGATAACGACCTATACCAACAACAGCAAGACGCTGGAATACGCTGTTTCACGAAACGGAAATGACGGAGAAAAGGGCGACAAAGGCGATAAGGGGGACAAAGGAGATAAAGGAGAACGGGGACTGCAAGGATTACAAGGAGAAAAAGGAGACCAGGGGATTCAGGGAAAGCCTGGGGTAGACGGCAAAAGCAGTTATACCCACATTGCTTATGCCAACAGCGCCGATGGAAAGACGGATTTCTCCGTATCGAATCCGGACCGTGATTATGTCGGCATGTATGTTGATAGTAATCCAACAGACAGCAGCAATCCGTCAGATTATGCGTGGAGCAAAATAAAAGGTGCAGACGGTACCCAGGGAATTCCGGGAAAAGCCGGAGCGGACGGGAAGACACCGTATCTTCACATTGCCTACGCTAATAGTGCGGATGGAAAAACTGGATTTTCAACAACAGACAGTACGAATAAGCTCTACATCGGGCAGTATACGGATTTTACACCCGCAGACAGTACGGACCCGGCAAAATATGCTTGGACAAAAATTAAGGGCGACAAAGGTGACAAAGGCGATAAGGGAGATAAGGGAAATACTGGGGATACCGGACCGCAGGGGAAACCAGGAACAAACGGAACGGACGGGATCAGCATGATCCTTTCAAATGAAGCGGTTGCGTTGCCGTGCGATATCGAAGGGAACCCTCTTGATTACTCCCCGGCCACCGGAACAGCATATGTCTATAAAGGAGCGTCGGATGTCAGTGCCAGTGCAACGTGGACAGTCTCCTGGAGCGGTATGACAGGAACATGGACGGCATCATCCCGGACGTACAAGGTAACGGGGATGACAGCGGATGTCGGGAAACTGACGATCAAAGCTGTATATTCCGGGATTACACTGACGAAAGTTTTTACGGTTACAAAGGCGTTGAAAAATATCAAGGTCAATAAGCTATCGGCGATCAGTGGAGTGCTTGGCGAAGTGACTACTGGAAAAATCACAAATACTTCCGGCGGTAAGAAAGCACTTGTGATAAATGATAATGCGGTCGAATTTTACGACTACACGACAAACGGTGAATTCTGCGGAAGAATCCGTGGCAGCAAGTTCCAAAATGACGGAGTACATAAGTGTATGCGGCATGAAGTGGAGTACGGAGTCGAGTGGGTAGGCAAAATTCCGGGATCATCAGATTATACGGATATGATGTATCTTTTTCCGGACGGTTTTGCACTTGAAGTCCCACTTTACAACTACGGGAGGAATATGACAAGAGTATTTAATAATCTTCCAGATGATACACAAGGAACAATCGACCGTTTAAATGGAAGAATACAGGCATTTTCGGCATCTGTCAGCATATCAAAAGCGAATACCTGGGAGACGCAGGTTGTGAAGTTTCCAAAAGCTTTTGAAAAAGCACCGATTGTAATTGTGCAAGCACAGACAGGGCAAAATGGGACATTGGTATGGGCTGACGGAGCTACTACTACGCAGTTTACATTGCACAAGTACCGACCTAGTACGACCGCTTTTGGAATTCAAATAATAGCTGTTTCTGATTAGGAGGATATATGAGAGTATTGCATTTCTCAGTGAATGAACAAAATATAAAAAAATCTGGAGATTTCTCCGGTATTGTAAAAGGTTCAAAAGGATACCTGAAAGCAGAATTTTCTTTCGGATCTGAATGGAGCCGGAGAAAGGCAGCCGCTTCCTTTTTTACAGAGGGAAAAGAATATGCAGTCCCGATCATCCGGAATCGGTGCATAGTTCCGGACGATGTGACAGACGCAGACTATTTCCGTGTGCAGGTTGTCGGTCTGGAAAAAGGACAGATCATCAAAACAAATAAAGTATTGGTAAGACAGGAGGGATAAAGTGACAGCAGAAGAATTATTAAAACAAATGTCAGCCGAACCGTTTGCGGAAGAGATGGTCTGTTGCGTTATTGATCCGGAAACAAGGGTCATTGATGTTCCGGCAGAATACCAACTTCTCGGTGTCGAATCTGATGAGAAAGTGGAGCGGATGTATTTCCAGTGCCCGAAGATTGTCGGAGACAATATTGACCTGTCCAAATTGGCTTTGCGTGTCAATTTCCGGAACGCAAACGATCAGAAAGATCAATACATTGTGGATGATGTAGAAATCTCTGGGGATAACATTACGTTTTCGTGGCTCCTTTCCAGACGAGTGACGCAGTATAAGGGTAACGTCAGCTTTATTGTGTGTGCGGTGAAAGCATCAGGGGAAGAGATTACAAATGAATGGAATACTACGCTTGCAACAGCCCAGGTTTTGGAAGGTCTGGAAGCAGATATTACACTTCCGGAAGAAGATACGGATGTGGTAAAACAGTTAATCGCTGTTGCGACACAGAAAATTACAGATGTACAAAATGCAACTTCTTCCGCCAATACCGCGGCCAGCAACGCAGATATAAAGGCACAGGAGGCCGCCAACGCTGCCGAGGATGCCCGTGGAGTGATAGACCAGATCACGAAAGACAGTTATCTCCACACGACTACGCAGACGTTTGTAGATACGGTGAAAGCGAGTCCTACCGCCTATGGAAACGCCATCCCGGAACAGATTGAGGGGTACATCAAACAGGATACGACAAAAGGGTTACAGTTGTTTGATGCGAAAACTGTTTTATCATCACAAATTCAATCTAAAGTACTCACGTGTAATAATGATGGAAGCGTAACGCTTGACGGAGAAATTACCGGTAGCAATCGTAATTTTACTATACAATTAAGCGCTGGAACATATTATTTTAATGAAAAAGATAAAATTTTTCACACATTAGTCAACGGCGACGATTTATGGAACAAACCATACACATTTGAAACAGATACTACTATAAAATGTTATATTGCCAACGGTGAGTATGGCAATATAAAGATTTATCCGATGATAAATAAAGGGGATTCTCCTCTTTCGATTGAACCCTACACTGGAGGACAGCCTTCCCCGAATCCTGACTATCCTCAGATTGTTCATGGTGTCGGGGATATGGGATTCTTTGATGGGGAGTTGTTGCAGGGATATTACCAGGTATCGGATGGAACGTTTAAGCCTGCCACCGTAGCACTTTGTAACAAAAATCCTATTCCATGTAAGCCGGGTGATAAAATATTTGAGTATGAAGATGTAATTAATGGATCAGGTATCTCGATATTTTTCTATAAATCCGATGGAACATTTATATCACGAGTAAATAAGGTTGGCGTCAGAAAAATTGAAGGCGTTGCTCCACAAGATACCACATATTGTAACATTGTAATTAATCCGGTTAGCGAGCCTATCCCGGTTGCATCAGCCAAACACATTACCGTAACCATCAATGATAAATACGCCGTATGTGTCAAATCTAAGGGAAAGAATTTGCTTAATTTAACCGGAGAAATACTATACAGCTTCGGAAGAGAAACTATTTTTGACAACCAAGTAACAATAAATCCAACTACAGACGGCAGGACAGCTCCAGGAGTTTGGTTCATTTTAGGTGACATTAAAAAGTTTTTAGGAAAAACAATATACGTCAAAGCTGATGCTATCCAGCGATCCGGTAATTATAATCCCCGAATGTTGTTAATGACGATAAAGGGTAATACATCCGTGCGTACCTATTTAACATATTCGTATAGCAAGGCCGGACAGGTGATGAGTGTTAAAATACCAGATGACTTGGATACAAACGAAGCATCTGATTTGGCTTTAAATATGTATGTAAATGACGGATCGTCGCAGGTGGATGCTGACGCATATGCGATATTTACAAATGTCTATGCCGGGTTGTCGGAACCCACTAACGAATTCGTCCCTTATCAGTCCAATGTAACGTATATCCCTGTCGATTACCCGCTGTTTGAGGGGGATAAGATCGTAAGGCGTAATGGGGAGTATAAGCTGTTAAGGAAATGGAAACAGGAGGTTTTCGATGGTTCGGAAGATGAGGGTTGGGTGCAAGGTAAATCCAACACAAATCAATTTTATACTAGTCAATACAAAGAAAAGAAAGTAAATGCCGATATAGTATCAAATCGATTTAAACATGCTACCTCTGTTGAACCGCCATCGATATGGATTGGAAACGACATTAATATATATTTTGAATCTGGATACTTAGACAATAATACTATAGCCGGATTTCAAGAGTGGTTACAAGAGAATCCGGTTTCTTGTGTCTATGAACTAGCCACACCAACCGAAGAACCCCTTTCATCCGAAGCCATGAAAACCCTATACAGCATCATGGCATGTGATGAGGAAACGGAGCTGACGATTGTCGGTGTTCCGTCGGATGCGGAAATCCAGAATCAGTTTTTATTGCCACGAAACGAGGACGGGGCTTTAAACACAACAGCGTATTGCACGGCCAAGAGGAATGAAATTGCATTGGAAGAGCTGGAAAACGTAACAGCCGCAAGATTGTCGGCATTGGAAACACAGGCATTGCAGGAGGTATAAAATATGTATGAGATTATCAAACAGGTTATCTTGTCCGGTGACTATGAGTTGTCGGACATGCTTAACAAGATTAAGAAGAATTGCGTCCGGGGAGATATCACGGACGAGCAGGAAACGGAATTGATCGCACTTGCAAGGGAAAAGGCGACACCGGAAAACAGCTATGCTGGTATCCAGTCTCAGGTTGACTACATGATGGAGCTTTTAGCGGAGACAATCGGCACGGTCACAGGCTTAAAACAGGACGTGGAAGCAATCAAAAAAGCTCTCGAAGAGGGCGGGACAGATATTCCAGAACCGGAGCCGGAACCAGAACCGGACAAGTACCCGGAATATAAACAGCCTACAGGAGCGCATGACGCTTATTACAAGGGTGATGGCATTACTTGGAAAGGCGAAAAATATGATTGTATAGCACCAGATGGAGTGGCAGTTGTGTGGAACCCTGACGAGTATCCGGCGTACTGGAAGAAAGTTGAAGAGTAGGAGGGCATTTATATGGAGATCAGAGCGAGACCGTGAACCGGTCTTATTTTTGTGTAAAAAATGATAGGAGAGAAGTGGGTATGAATACTCAGTGGATTGCGCTTATAATATC